AAGCGACGTACCTGAAAGGGGACGGTTCGGAACTCACGGGTATTACTCTTGAAAGCGTCGTTGATTATGGAAATGTGACATCGAACACCATTCAACTCACAAATGCGGATGTCGGTCTCAAGGCTACGGGAAACGTAGAAGCCAACTATTTCGTGGGGGATGGCTCCAAACTAACCGGTCTAGTGACCGATTTACAATCTGTGACCGATAACGGTAACGTCACATCAAATACAGTACAATTTACAAATGCGACGACAGCATTCTACGCCGTGTCAAACGTGGGCATAGGAACATCTACACCTTCGGCGAATCTCCAGGTGGTTGGATACCAATACGTCAACGATCCACCCTCAGAATCTGCATCTTTTGACCACTCCGATGCACCCCTCACTTTGACGCACTCAACGCCGACGTCTACGACCGCCATTGACGATCCCAAGGCTGTGCTTCACCTTACAAGAGATGGCACACAGGGTACAAACTATGGTTCAAAGGCTTCATTCAAGATGTCTCGCTACGAGAATAGCGGGACTGCATCGCGATCACGCCTCGATGTGACACTCACAGATGGAACATACACAGAATCCAACGTAATGTCACTTAGGGGTGACGGTAAGGTTGGTGTGGGTACGACAAACCCCGGGTACACTTTGGATGTTGCGGGTGACATTAACCTTTCCGGATCATTCTACCAAGGAGGGGCTCCATTTGTGAGCTCCGAGTGGACCACTGGTACAGATTCTCTCTATTACCGATCCAATGTGGAAGTTGGTACGGGCAACCTATTTGTGGATACGACAACCAGTAATGTGGGTATAGGTACAACAACACCGGCTTATGAGTTAGATGTGGTGGGGAATGTGAATTTTACGGGTGATCTTTATCAAGGAGGGGCTCCATTTGTGAGTTCTCTTTGGACAGACGGACCGGATTCTCTCTATTACCGATCCAATGTGGAAGTGGGTACGGGCAACCTCTTCGTGGATACGACGACCAGTAATGTGGGTATAGGTACAACAACACCGGCCTATACGTTGGATGTTGCGGGCACTGCAAATGCATATACTGTCAAAGCAAACACGTTACACCTCGATAATTTTTTGGTATCGACAACATATGGCCTAGACCACGTGACAAATGAAAATAATTCAACTGGGGACACTATCATCTCTACAAATGGGGTGACAGGTTTCCAAGCTTCATCGAACATTGTGGTGGGTGGCGACATTCATTTAACTGGTAATATTTACCAAAATGGAACGATTTTTACTGGTGGGAGTGGTGGCATTGACACTACCCAAACCCTGGCTTTGTCCAATGTGACGACAGGTTTGACTGTTTCTTCGAATGCAGTCGTCACAGGTAACGTGACAGCGGGTTCGTTCATCGGGGACGGTTCACAACTCACAGGTGTGGGTATTGACACTACCCAAACCCTGGCTTTGTCCAATGTGACGACAGGTTTGACTGTTTCTTCGAATGCAGTCGTCACAGGTAACGTGACAGCGGGTTCGTTCATCGGTGATGGCTCCCAACTCACAGGTGTTGGCATTGACACTACCCAAACCCTGGACTTGTCCAATGTGACGACGGGTTTGACTGTAGTCTCCAATGTTGGCATTGGGACGACAACTCCGCGTTCTGCTCTAGACATAAACTCCACTGGAGCGATGATCATACCTAATGGCACACATGATCAACGACCTTCTACTGGATATACTGGTATGATAAGGTATAATACATCGAGATCAAAAATAGAATTTTATAACGGTTCAGATTGGATAGAAGTCAATACCGGTGCAGTTGTTTTTGGAGGTTTGGCGCAAGGTGGCACCGAAACAATTAGCGGCGCTTATAAATTACACACATTTACAACTTCTGATAATTTCATAGTTTATGATTCTGGTACTATAGAATACTTAATAGTTGCGGGTGGTGGGGGTGGCGGGGCGAGACATGGTGGAGGAGGTGGAGCTGGTGGTATGATCACCGGATCTATGAGTATAACACCCGGTACATATAGTATTAGTGTAGGTGCAGGAGGCGACGGAACACCTACAGGTGGTACTACCAGAGGTTCAGCGGGTACAGACACAACTGGGTTGGGGTACACGGCTGTAGGTGGTGGTGGGGGTGGAGGAAGAACACAAGGATCCGGGGGGTCGGGCGGTTCCGGTGGTGGCGGAAATACAGGCGGTTCGGGAAATCAGTCCGGTGGAACGGGTACGGCTGGACAGGGTAACAATGGCGGTACTAGTGCACAGTCTCATGCGAGCGATTACTGTGGTGGTGGCGGTGGTGGTGCCGGTTCTGCGGGGGGTACCGCAACACAGACTGTACCAGGTGACGGTGGGGATGGTTTACAGAGTAGTTTATCTGGCACAGCATTGTACTACGCCGGTGGCGGAGGGGGTGCCGGATATCAAGTAACGACAAATTATGGTGCCGGTGGTTCCAATGTAGGCGGTGATGGGGGTGTTGCAGCTAATTACCCAGAAAGTGGTTACGATGGTGCACCCAATACAGGCAGTGGTGGCGGTGGCGGCACAGATGGGGCAGGGGGTGGAGCGGGCGCTGATGGTGTAGTTATAATAAGATATTTGATATAATTATATAGATGCCATACTTTGCAGAACTAAATACAAAAACAAATGAAGTTTTACGTGTTATCGTAGCTAAAAGTAAATTTTGGTGTGAATATGAGCTAGATGGTACGTGGGTAAAAACGCATCGTAATACAGATGGAAAAAACTTTGCGGGCGTTGGTTGTATTTACCATCCAGATAAAGAGAACTTCTCAACACCTCAACCATATCCATCATGGGTTCTTGATGACAATTGTATTTGGCAACCACCTATAGCTATACCGGATAATACAAACACAAATTACATATGGAATGAAGAAACACAATCATGGGACGATGACGACCTCCTCGTTTAATAAGTATGGTAAAGATATTTCTTTTTTTGAACGTTCTTGACCTTGATATAGATATTGACTATTTGGATCATCGAGGGATTTTTTAAATACAACTGCCCTATCGTTGTAGTATTTTCCATGTTTGTCTCGGTAAATGTATTCGTATCGAGTGCATCGACCACCTTCGTCAAAATCATTTTCAGTGATGACTGATATTGGCTTTTTATCCACCAGATCACTCATCATTCTAATTATAGTTTTAATTAGCATCGGTTTATTACCTACACTCTCGTGTGTTTTCTTTATAGTTTCAAGCATTATATCACCAAGCTCGCTTTTATCAAAGCCAATGAATTTAAGTTCGCTTTTGGAGTAGTCTAAAACGCTTTCAATCCAAGACATGTGTTAAATTCTATTAATCTTTTTAACTTTTATAATTCTCTCTTGTTATATTAAATGTCCATTACTACATCGAGTGCATTTATAAATTTTACGAATGGAACTCCCAGGGCTGATAAGATCATCGCAACTTCAAATATAGGTATAGGAACCAATGCACCAGCCTATGAGTTAGATGTTGTTGGAAATGCCAATGTATATAGTATCAATACAAATTCACTTTATTTAGAAGATTTCATTATCTCAAGTTCACATGGCTTAGACCACGTGACAAATGAAAATAATTCAACTGGTGACACTATTATATCTACGAATGCGACGACGGGGTTCCAAGCGTCCTCGAACATTGTAGTGGGTGGAGACATTAACTTAACTGGTAATATTTACCAAAATGGAACGATTTTTACTGGTGGGAGTGGTGGCATTGACACTACCCAAACCCTGGCTTTGTCCAATGTGACGACAGGTTTGACTGTTTCTTCGAATGCAGTCGTCACCGGTAATGTCACTGCAGACTCGTTTATTGGAGATGGTTCTCAACTCACAGGTGTGGGTATTGATACCACCCAAACCCTGACCTTGTCCAATGTGACGACGGGGTTACAAGCGTCCTCGAACATTGTAGTGGGTGGAGACATTAACTTAACTGGTAATATTTACCAAAATGGAACGATTTTTACTGGTGGAGGTTCTTCTTTGTGGTCTGAATCTGGTTCGGATATTTACTATAATTCGGGGAATGTTGGTATATCAAATGCAGCACCTGCACACACCCTCTCAATTGGTTCCAACTTGTATGTAGACGACGTGGGTTCTAATGTACTCGTGGTTGGTGGAAATGTTTCTGTGTCTAACGTGATAACTGCCCAACGTCTCAAACTCAATAACGTTTCGGTACTCACGAACCAAGACTTTCAACAGATCACAAATGTTGGGAACGTTACGACCAATACAGTGGAGTTTACGAATCCGACGACAAGTTTGGTGGCGGCGGGGAATGTTGAGGTGGGTGGTAATTTTTATGCACCCGGGGTACCAGTTCAAGTCGTGGCTGATATAGTAAATGGAACTTACACTTACAGTACAAGTACAACGGGGTATTACATACCACCACTCGATATAAATATTACACCTAAATTCTCTAATTCAAAGATCATTTTACACTGGACAATTAACTGCGAAGCGGATCATAACACGGTTTTTAGAATTTATAGGAGTGGAACCTTAATTGGTTATAATAATACCAGCAGTACTGATATATGGAGCGGCGTTGCAACACCTGGTTATGACCAGAACCAGTCTAGTACTCCACAAAATATAGTATTAAGTTGGGTAGATACTCCTGGTACTACATCGGCATTGAATTATCAAATATTCATACAAGCGACGTGGACGGGTGGGAGCATCCCATTTTATCTAAATAGAACGTACAATAATGCTGGTGATTATAATGAATTAACAGTTTCTTATAAGAGTGCTATGGAAGTCGCAGTATAATAATATTATCTCATATCAAATGGATATACCTCTCGTTCTATCAAAATATTATAATGGTCAAACGTGGTCTCTTGTTGGTGAAAAGTATGAAGGTTTAACTTGGTCGGATGAAAACACCATCTCTAAACCCAGCCTTGATGATCTCATAATTAAATATAACGAAATCACAACAGCTCGACCACTTAATAAACTCCGCAAAACCAGAAACAAACTCCTTGATCAAACGGATAAATACATTGTTGCCGATTACCCCCACGCCACCGATGAGGCTAAACAAGCCTGGATCGACTACCGCCAAACCCTTCGAGATCTCCCCGCTAATACGACGGATCCGGAAAATCCAATATGGCCCACCCCTCCCGAGTAAACTAAAATCATTCTAAAAATAACCTCATTAAATAGTAGATGTCCTCTTCTACAGGAACAGTAGTATTTGATGACGCAAAATTACAGGCAGTTGATGTGGTCGCAACGGGGAACGTTGGTATCGGGACGACGGAGCCACGAGCATCCCTTGACATTAATAGCAACGGGGCGATGATTGTCCCAGTTGGTACAACGGCACAACAGCCAGCTGGTATCGCGGGTATGATAAGGTTTAACACGACTTTGAGTAAATTACAAGTGTATGATGGGACAAATTGGTTGACTATCGGGGCTGCGAGTGCAGTAGGTGGTGCAGTGACATACGCCGATGGATATACCATTCACACGTTCACGAGTAGTGGTGACTTCATGATGTATTCTGCGGGTAATGTTGAGTATCTCATCGTCGCTGGTGGCGGGGGTGGTGGTCTTGGTAGTGGTGGTGCAGGGGGTGGTGCTGGTGGTATGCTGACTGGTACTATGTCACTAGCAGTGGGTACATATACTATCGAGGTTGGTGCAGGGGGTGCTGAGAATACAAAGGGTAATGATTCCTCTTTTAATTCTCAGATAGCTGAAGGTGGTGGATATGGTGCATATCAAAATCAAAGCCCCGATACCGGCGGTAATGGTGGCTCGGGTGGCGGTGGTGCAGGTAGTGGTGGTAGTGGCACTTATAGTACAGGTGGTAGTGGAACAAGTGGACAAGGAAATGATGGTGGGAGAGGTTATAAATATGATTATAGAGATGGTGGTGGTGGTGGTGGTGGTGCGGGTGCTGCAGGTGGAGATGGATCGGCGGTCACGGAAGGTTTAGGTGGTAATGGGGGTAATGGTATACAAAGTAGCATAAACGGAACGGCTACTTATTATGCAGGTGGTGGTGGTGGTGCGAGTTATAGAAACCCGACATTATCAAGTGGTGGTAATGGTGGTGGTGGTGCCGGCGGCAGAGGATATTATAGTTCAGCTGATCCACGTCTTAATGGCACCCCCGGAAGTGCAAACACGGGCGGGGGTGGAGGTGGTGGTAGGTATGGTGCCGCTGGTGGCTCTGGAATTGTCATAATAAGATATCTCACATAAGTATAGAATATGCCTCACTTTGCAGAAATAGATCCAGGTACAAACACAGTTATACGTGTTATTAGAGCTGAGCGTAAAATATGGTGTGAATATAATTTAGGAGGTGAGTGGGTGAGGACATATTACGCAACACCGGGCAAAAACTATGCAGGTAAAGGGTACATCTACCACTCAGATAAAGACAACTTTTCCACACCCCAACCACACCCTTCGTGGACCCTTGATGACCAGTGTCATTGGCAACCCCCGGTAGCCCAGCCAGATGACGGCAATTATTACACATGGGACGAAGAATCACAAAGTTGGATTTCTTCGGAGAGTACGTAAGGTAAACTAATTTCTCTCTTAGACCGATTCTGACCTTGATACAGGTATTGAGTATTTGGATCATCGAGGGATTTTTTAAATACAACTGCCCTATCGTTGTAGTATTTTCCGTGTTTGTCCCGGTAAATGTATTCGCATCGAGTGCATCGACCACCTTCGTCAAAATCATTTTCAGTGATGACTGATATCGGCTTTTTATCCACCAGATCACTCATCATTCTAATTATAGTTTTAATTAGCATCGGTTTATTACCTACACTCTCATGTGTTTCTTTATAGTTTCAAGCATTATATCACCAAGTTCGCTTTTATCAAAGCCAATGAGTTTAAATTCGCTTTTAGAGTAGTCTAAAACGCTTTCAATCCAAGACATATGTTAAATTCTATTAATCTTTTTAACTTTTATAATTCTCTCTTATTATATTAAATGCCCATTGGTACACCCACTGGATTTGTAAATTTTACAAATGGAACTCCCAGGGCCGATAAGATCATCGCAACTTCAAATATAGGTGTAGGGACCAATACACCATCCTATACATTAGATGTTGCGGGTGACATAAACTTTAGCGGGTCACTCTATGAAAATGGGGTAGCTTTCTCTGGTGGAGGTATAGACACTACACAAACCCTGGCGCTGACTAATGAGACTACGGGTTTGACTGTTTCTTCGAACGCTGTTGTTTCCGGAAATGTGACTGCAGAATCATTTATTGGTAATACACTCACACTAAACACGGTAACGATCACTACAACACTAGGATTGGATGAAGTCCTTAATGTGAGTAACACTACCACGAACACAATTAGGATCACGAATACAACGGACACCGCCCTTGACGTCACTGGGGGTGCGAGTATTCAGTCTAACCTCAAGGTTGGCACGGCCAATCTGTTTGTGGATACGACGACGGGGAATGTTGGGGTGGGTGTGTCTCAACCGACGTCCAGGTTCGAGGTCGCCGGGAACGAGACTTTGCAGGAGTATCCACCGAAGGCGATGACCGCCAATGAAACATATATCCCTGGTCACGGAGTGTTTCGGGCGAGTGCGAGTAGTTTGAGAAATGGACATCAAATATGGCACGCGTTTGAAAAGACGATCACATATAAGTGGCCATCAGATGCAGGTGGTGGTGACACATTTGGTGGCACAGATACTGCTTATAACGGGACAAATAGACTCTCTTCTTCGACGGAACTTGGTGCGTGGTTGAAACTGTCTTTACCTTATAAAATATGTCTAAAATCATTCAGTATATACACGAGTCCAACCAGCGAACAACCAGAAGATTTTATTGTGTATGGGTCAACAGATGATAATGTATGGGAGTATGTATTCAGCGAAACAGGTGCACCACAGAACTCAGATTATGTAACCTACAGTGTGAACTCCACTTCCTACTATAAATACTTTGCTATTGTCATTACGCGGACTATATCTTCTACTACAATCGGTACTATAAATGAGTGGAAACTCTTCGGCACCCCCGCCCCCTCAAGTTTGGAGGACGGACACCTGACCCTCGGTAAGGCCCTCACACTCCCGAGGGTCTCCGCACACCCCGCCGGGGCGGAGACACCACGGGCGGAATCCCTCGTGGTCCACTACGATACCACGGTGGATTCGGTGGTCTCGGGGACGACGGCGGTGGACATTTCGGGTGAGGGGAATAATGGGACGTTACGTGGAAATACGTTTTATTCATCTTCAATGAGAAGTTTCGACTTTGACGGACTTGGTGCTGATTATATTCTAAGCAGTTCTCCGTCAGGACTGCCAACGGGAGATGCAATTTATAGCATATCTGGGTGGGTTAAAGTTCCATCTTCTATAACCACAGCCTGTAATTTGTTATCATATGGGAGTTCATGGGGGTGCTCCACAATCGCATCTTTGTTTATTAGAACGGACTACAAATTAGCCGCGGGTATAGGTTGCGATTACGTATATTCTACAAACGCGGTCATTACCTCAGATACTTGGCATCATGTCGCAATTGTGAAGAAATCAACCGGTGTAATTGATACGTCGAAGTTTGATTTGTATGTGGACGGTGTCGCGATTACAAATAAGAGTGTTAATGGTGGGACGAGAACACTATCTATTGGAAGCACCACATCGTTAGCAGTTGGTGGTGGGTTTACTGGTGCAGCATCAGATTTGTTCAATGGTTCTATATCGAACCCCAAACTCTGGGACGTCGCCCTCACGACCGAAGAGGTCGCCATGGAGTACGCTCTCGGAAGAACCGGGAAGAGTATCAATCTCACCGATACGGCCCTTTGTTTGGGGGGCACGGTGCCGAGGGCACAGTTGGATGTGAGGGGGTCGGCACTGTTTGCGGGCAACGTCGGCTTCGGGAAGACGGATCCTGCGTCGCGCATGCACCTCAAACAAGCATCGGATCAATCGTACTTGAGTGCTACATTAGGTAGTTACCAAAACGGTCTTATATTTGAACGACATGGTACCACAAACCGATGGACGTTTGCTCATGATGATGCTGGAAGTATGTGCTTTTTTTATGATACGACACGAACGGGGTATTTATTAGCAGCTGGTTCTGATGGTAGGGTCAACTTCACCGGTCAACACAGAACGTTCATTAAGGATGTGCCGTTTATGGAAGCTGGTGACTTAGAAGGTCTCATCGTGTCGGCCGACAACAATAAATACATCAAAATGTCTGGCGGTATCGAGGCAGGCTCGAATGCCATCACGACGAATGAATCCCTACCGGTGGTCTCCTTGTCCACGATAGTCAATGACAAGAAATGTTTCGGAGTCATTTCGGCATCCGAAGACCCCGAAACTCGCCAAGAAGTACACGGTAATTTTGTATCTGATCAAGAAAAGGAACTCGGCGACACCCGTGTCTACATCAACTCCGTTGGCGAAGGTGCCATTTGGGTGGTGAACACGGCGGGTCCCCTCGAGTCGGGTGATTACATCACGACGTCCAACGTCGCTGGCTATGGTCAGAGACAGGACGACGACGTGCTTCACAACTACACCGTGGCGAAGATTACGATGGACTGTGACTTCGATCCGGTGACCCAACCCATCCAGGTTATAAAGAAAGATGAAGACGGGGTAAATGTCCTCGATGAACACGGTCAACTCCAATGGGAGGACCACCCCACCGAAACAGAGAAAGCGTACAAAATCAGATACTTGGACGCCACTGGTGTGCAGACAGACGAAGCCAATGCCTTGTACATCGCCGCCTTTGTGGGGTGCACGTATCATTGTGGCTAATTACTTTTTCCTCCCCCTATAGTAGAAATGGCGACCCATATTGTGGACTTCCCATCGGCGCACCTCCAGGCGTCTAAACTTACCGCACAAACCGTTACACAAACCGATGTCCCCGCCTTCCGTGTTCAATTGACCGACGGAACTGTCTCTGGTGTGGGCGACATCGACTACAACAATGTTTTGTACGATAATACAAATAGTTACAATACATCAACGGGGCGTTTTACCGCACCCGTCACGGGTCACTATTTTTTTAGTGCTCACGGTGTTTCCACAAACGATAGAACTGTCTATGACTTTGCAGTCAATGGTACGAGACAACAAATTAACTCTCTCGTGGATGCATCTACATCTGGTTATACACAGTGTAATATTTCTGCCATGCTTAAATTAACAGCGGGGCAATATGTCACGGTGTACCAAGTAGAGGGTTCTACGTTTGGCGAAAGTTCAACAGAAAATTATAACATATTTTCAGGTTTTTTCATAGGATAATAAAATGTAGTTTCATATAAATGGTGAACAGTAAGTTGAGACGCCACAAGGTAATGGAAAAGGTCATCAAAAAGTTGTTTGGAAATAACTTACCACCACGATTTAAGTTTAAAGATACTTACGCTTCAATCGAGGTTCCACATGCGTATCAACAACACATGCCAACACAACAACAGATCGAAGCTGAATTCGATGAAATGATTACAAAAGAAGACGAAGTACCCAAGAATTCATTTCTAGGCGACCTAGAAATTGGGACTGCGAATCTCTTTGTGGATACATCCACGTCGAATGTAGGTATAGGTACGTCTGAACCAGCACATACTTTAGATGTTGTAGGTGACATAAATATACCACTCGGTTCTGGGTACAAGATAGGTGGTAATGATGTACAATATTTGGCCTCTGTAAGTTCTGTATCTGTAAATACGGGAAATGAAGGGACGAGTGCATCCGTCGTACTTGGTGGAACGTCTGCTTCTTCTACGTTGACATTTACCATACCACGAGGTGACACTGGTGCAACGGGTCCACAAGGTCCCGCAGGTTTGGACGGCGCCGACGGTGCGACAGGTCCAACGGGTCCACAAGGTCCACAAGGTCCACAAGGTCCACAAGGTCCACAAGGTCCCGCAGGTTTGGACGGCGCCGACGGTGCGACAGGTCCACAAGGTCCACAAGGTAACACTGGTGCAACGGGTCCACAAGGTCCACAAGGTCCACAAGGTCCACAAGGTCCACAAGGTCCACAAGGCCCACAAGGTCCAGCTGGCGAATCGGGAACATCTGATTACACAGAAATCGATATAAACTCACCGGCTACGGTGAGTGGAACATGGTCAGTTACAAATAATGATTCCAATTGGGGAGACCCTAAATTTAACAATGTGTATGACAATCGCAGATACAATGACGCACCCGGGTATCTCGAGTACAATATTCCAACTGGTATGAAATCGGCGTATATCTCACACTTACAATGGAGTACAGGTGGGTACGTAGACGTGCACGGCGTTCAATCGGATGGCGGTCTCGTATTTTTGAGAAGAATTAACACTCGACAAGCTGTGGAAAACACAAATGAAGGTAACCCCGATCAACACGACGGTTCAACCATCACATTTATAGGGTCTGGGTTAAATACGTTTAGCAAAATCCGCCTGACAAATAAATTGGGTCGTTTCCACTTCACTGGTCTGGCGTTTACACCTAACGCAAATGAAGGTACCGAGGGAACGGGTATGGTACACTCTGCACAGATTTCCGATATGGGAAGTTTTGCTTTGAGTGCGACGACTGGGACGTTTTCTGGTGCAATTTACACGGATGGAAACCGGTCAGTCATTCGCGGTACCCATCCAACCCTTTATTTTAGGGATACAAATCAGATGTCGGCGATGATACACAACAATGGTAACCTATTGTATATTTTACGAGGTGGTACCGATACTGAAACATGGTCACAAGTCAATGGTCAGTGGCCATGGATTTTCAATCTCAGCAACAATGATTCCACGTGTGGTGGAACTTTATATGGGAAACACTACTTTGGCTCGAGTGGTATCAATGTATATGCTCATTCATCATCTGTACCGGGATATAATGGTGCTACCTGGTCTGATCACATTTACATGAGTAACTATTATAGACGATGGAGTATGGGTTGTGAATCGTCGGGGAGTTATGCCATGGGTTTTTTCAGATGGAGTGGCTCAAACGGTGGAGCAAGATATATAAATGGTTACATACATGGAAATTACTACAACAGGCACATGAACAATTTTACCGGGCAACATAGGACTTTTATAGAAAATATCTCTCACAAGTCTGCAATAAATTACGAAGGTTTAATTGTTTCTGCCAACAAAAATAGATACATAAAAATGTCTGATGGAGTTGAACATGGTAACAAAGCTATAACAATTAATGAATCTTTACCTGTGGTTTCATTGTCAAACGTAAGTATGGATAAATCTTGTTTCGGTGTTATATCTTCATCAGAAGATCCCGAGAACAGAACGGAATCATTCGGTAAATTTGTTTCTGTATTTGATAAAGAGTTGGGTGACACGCGAATCTATATTAATTCTGTCGGCGAAGGTGCTATATGGGTCACAAATATTAATGGTAATCTAGAATCCGGAGATTATATAACCACATCTAATATTGCGGGTTATGGTATGAAACAAGAATCAGATTCACTCAAGAACTACACAGTTGCAAAAATAACCATGGACTGTGATTTCAATCCTCGACAGCAGCCAGTTAAGCGCATTTTAAAAAAAATAAGTAATGTGAATTATTGGGTAAAAACAACAAAGATTGACATATATGAAGACGAATATAATTTATTAGATGAAACTGATCGTGAAATATCATACGACGAGGAATCAAATCCAATTTATAAAAGAATAGAAACCCATGAAGTTGATAAAGATCCGAATGATGACACATATATAATGGAAACTAGGGAAGAAATGGTAAATGTATTAGATGCAAACGACGAATTTCAATGGGAGGATACGGGTGAATTGGAGTACGCTTATAATATAAAATATATAACATCGAATGGAACAGAAACTGATGAAGGGAATGCCAATTACATTGCAGCTTTTGTTGGGTGTACGTATCATTGTGGTTAAACTACTCTTAAAGAATTAATTTTATATAAAACTAAATGGATTTTTTATTAGAAATTCCAAATTATATAGACGAATTAAAATGTAAAGATATAATTAATCGTTTTGAAAATGACAAAAATAAAAAAAAAGGTCAAACCGAGCGGGGTATTTATACAGGGATTAAAAAAAGTACAGACTTGCCATTTATACCACATGAAAGAAATGGTTGGTATGACCTAGACATATATATGAGTAAAAAAATAGACGATGCATACATAAAATATTTAAATTACCTAAAAAATATGTTTGGTGAAGCGTGGTCAGTCCAATGGTTTAGGGAGACATTCTATGAAGATATACTACACTTGGGGTATCAAATACAACGAGTTGATAAAGGTGAATATTTTAAGTGGCATCATGATACAAATATCATACCTTTTAGACTTGTTGGGTTTATAATATATTTAAACACACTCGAAGAAGATGAAGGTGGCTCTACCGATTTTAGGGTTGGAAACCAAAAAAAATCTATTAAACCCGAGACTGGTAAAATTATACTTTTCCCATCGACGTGGAACTATGTACATTGTGGTAGAGAAGTATTAACAGACAAGAAGTCAAAATATATTGCAACTGGGTTTTTTGTCATACCTTTAGAACCACCCCAAGGTATACTATAAATATCTGGTGGTATTGCCCAACTTGTTGCGATTGGTGCTCAGGGTGCATGGGCAGAAGGATTATTTGTATTTACGGCCGGAACAAAAATACAAATAATAGTGGGGCAGGCTGGGAGTGACGGTGGTGTGTACGGCACAGCTCCTTATGTAGGTGGGGTGTAGCGGTAAACTATAACATAACTCCAGGTGCTTATGACGGTACATCAAGAAATAATGGTACAGACAAATATGCCACTATTGACTTTCCCCACCCCACCGATGAGGCCAAACAAGCCTGGTTCGATTACCGCCAGGCTCTTCGTGACCTCCCTGCTAATACGACGGACCCCGAAAATCCCGTTTGACCCATCGCTCCTAACTAAACTCCTTTTCTCTCCGGTGAGTGAGTGTTCCTCGCCGCAAAGAAAACCTCCCCCAATATTAGATATGTCTGGTTCACTCATTCAACTCGCCGCGAAAGGCGCCCAGGACGCATACATCACGAATTCCGCGGGTGTTTCCCTCTTCAGAACCAAGTACACGAGACACAAAAACTTTTCCCAAGCGCCAAAGCTCATTAAGGTCATCACGAATAAAGATTCCACCGTGATCATCCCGTCCTACGGGGATCTTCTCGACGGACTCTGGCTCGAGGGTGAAGACATCGTATCAAAGTTCACGGGTGCCACTTTCCATCTCTACATCGGTGGAACCAAGGTTGATTCCCAACCATTCGATTTCATAGCCGATATCTGGCAGAACTACATGGCTGAGACCTACACGAAGTCCCAGGAAATTAACAACGCAACTTCGACGTCGAACACCCGGTTCCTTCCTCTCCACTTTTACTTTTGCGATCACGAGATGTTCTTGCCCCTCATCGCGCTTCAGTACCATCAAATCGAGCTCAGAATAGATTTTGCGGATGCAACGCAGGCCGTCGACATAAAACTTTACGGAAATTATGTGTATCTCGACACGGAAGAACGCAAATTCTTTGTGGATAACCCGCACGAATTCATCGTGACGCAGGTACAAAAACAAACGTACGACACATCCGATAATCTCGACATCTCGTTCTTCAATCACCCCGTGAAGTCCTTGTTTTTCGGGCACCCCACGAAGAGTGGCGTCCTTCTCAACGATAAGTTCACGTTCGATACGGCGGATATCTATCTCAATTCCACCCCTCTCGTGGAAAACATGTCCCCACTCTACTTTCACTCCATTCAAAACTACAAACACAGTAAATTCGGGATCAACCAGTTCGATGAAAACGAAAATTGTCCTTTCTACACGAGGTACTACGCGTTCCATTTCTGTAAGAACGCCTCGAGTTACACACCCACGGGTACGTGTAATTTCAGCCGCCTTGACGATGCAAAGATCACGCTCAGAAATGTCCAGCGAGGCAATCTCAGAACGGGTGAAAAGATTACTGTTTATGCGGTCAACTATAACATACTCAAGGTGAAGAATGGTATGGCTGGTATTTTATTTGGTAATTAATAGTAGTAGTCATGCCTTTCATAGGTAACGCAGGGCAATTCGCAAATATTTATGAAAAAAACTATACGACGACGACACTCCGTGTAGTCGAGGGTGATGCCGCGTATCAGGCGTATAATCCAGCGGACAGTCATTACAAACTCATCACGAATCTCCAAGAAATATCTAACATAGGTGCGTCTACGAATAGAACCGTGACCTTTTCCAATGTGAACACGGGTTTTACCACGTCATCAAATGTAGGTATCGCTAACACACAACCAATACACACAATGGATATAGGTTCTAAAGTGCACATAGACGAAAATGACTCCAATACATTTTGGACGAGTGGATCTCTCTATGCCGACGAATTAAAAGGTGAAACTGCAGTCATAACAAACTCCGTATCAGTGCGAGACGTTTTAGTAGACCGGGTGTACCCTAAAACCAATGGTTACATATATTCTACATCTAACGTAGGTATAATAACATCTAATCCATCTTACACACTCGATGTGGATGGGGATATCAATTTTACAGGAACTCTGTATGAAAATGGGGTTGCCTTTTCCGGGGGTGGGGGTGGAGACAATCTCACCGCAGTCACAGTCAATAGTAACTTGATTGGAGACAATGTCACCGCAGTCACAGTCAATAGTAACTTGATTGCAGACAATGTCACCGCAGTCACAGTCAATAGTAACTTGATTGCAGACAATGTCACCGCAGTCACAGTCAATAGTAACTTGATTGGAGACAATCTCACCGCAGTCACGGTCAATAGTAACTTGATTGGAGACAATGTCACTGCAGTCACGGTCAATAGTAACTTGATTGGAGACAATGTCACTGCAGTCACGGTCAATAGTAACTTGATTGGAGACAATGTCACTGCAGTCACGGTCAATAGTAATCTAGTGGCTGGAAATGTAACTATTTCAAACGATTTAATCGTAAACACAGATGATTTGGTTGTAGATACAACTAATTCGAGGATTGGTATAAATAAATCTAATCCATCTCACACACTCGATGTGGATGGGGATATCAATTTTACAGGAACTCTGTATGAAAATGGGGTTGCCTTTTCCGGGGGTGGGGGTGGTGGCATCGACACCACCCAAACACTGACCTTGACCAACGCAATTACGGGTTTGACCGTTTCTTCAAATGCAGTTGTTGCGGGTAATGTGACAGCTTCAGTTTTCTTGGGAGACGGTGGACTTCTTTCTAACATAGAAAGTCAACGCGTATACACTCTAGCTGTAAATGGTTCAAGTGATTATATATTCCAGGGCCCGGGTTTTGATAATCCAACAAATGATCCGGTTCTTCGTCTTATAAGAGGTTTTACGTATATTTTTGATAATAGCTCAAATTACGTATCACACCCATTTAAGATACGTACAGGTATTAATGGAACGGACTTTACATCGGGTGTAGTCGATAACAACGCCGGTATAACTACATTTACCGTTCCCATGGACGCACCCCCGGAGCTTTATTATCAATGCAGTGTACACACTTCTATGGGAAACAAGGTACATATTTTGAAAGAATATAGTTCCACCGACGACATTCCCGAAGGAAGTTCCAATTTATACTACACAGATGCAAAGGTTGATAGCCATTTAAACACGAGCAGCGCAACGAGTGGACAAGTCTTGTCATGGACGGGAAGTGATTACGCATGGGCTGCCAATGGCTCGAGTGGTTCTACGAGCGTCATTGCACCAGTGGCTTTCGCGGTCGTTAATACGACGAGCGATGGTTCCGGTACTGGTATCAGTTGGGGAAGCTGGAATAGTTCTAACTACACACTTGATTTTACATTTGACACAGCGCAATCCGATACAGATTATAGTGTTATTACGGATAGCGAAACATTTGATAATTACTTTGTTGGTATCTCAAATAAGTCGACCACCGGATTCAGAGCAGAATTTTATGATGATTCACAAAGTAGAGAACCTAGTGCATTTTCGCCATTTACTTTTATAATTTATGCGTCAACCCCAACAATAGATGTGACTGGTGGAAGTAGTGGTTCCAGTCCATGGACATCTGGAACAAATTCTCTTTATTACAGGTCAAACGTTGAAGTTGGAACCGGTAATCTATTTGTAGACACGACGACCTCCAACGTGGGTGTGGGCACGACGACACCCGCTTATACACTCGACGTGAATGGAGACATCAACTTTACCGGCAGTATTTACCAAAATGGTATCGAATACGGTGGAGGTGGAGGTGGTTCTTCGTACTGGCTCAAGGATCCAGATACACTTTACTACAACACATCCAATGTTGGTATAGGTACGACCGATGCATCGAGTGAATTGCATGTGGTTGGAAACGTACAAGCCACATATTTTTCGGGCGACGGTTCCGCGTTGACAAACATCCAATCTTCAAACGTTTCTGATTTTTCGTCTAACGTCACGAGAATCGATAACCTCACCACGGATTTGTCCGCCCTCACCACGGATTTATCATCCAATGCGACCAGAATCGATAATCTCACCACGGATTTATCATCCAATGCGACCAGAATCGATAATCTCACCACGGATTTATCATCCAATGCGACCAGAATCGATAATCTCACCACGGATTTGTCGTCCAATGCGTCCAGAATAGATAATCTCACCACGGATTTGTCGTCCAATGCGTCCAGAATAGATAATCTCACCACGGATTTGTCGTCCAATGCGTCCAGAATAGATAATCTCACCACGGATTTGTCGTCCAATGCGACCAGAATAGATAATCTCACCACGGATTTGTCGTCCAATGCGTCCAGAATAGATAATCTCACCACGGATTTATCATCCAATGCGACCAGAATCGATAATCTCACCACGGATTTATCATCCAATGCGACCAGAATCGATAATCTCACCACGGATTTGTCGTCCAATGCGTCCAGAATAGATAATCTCACCACGGATTTATCATCCAATGCGACCAGAATCGATAATCTCACCACGGATTTATCATCCAATGCGTCCAGAATCGATAATCTCACCACGGATTTATCATCCAATGCGTCCAGAATAGATAATCTCACCACGGATTTATCATCCAATGCGTCCAGAATAGAAAATTTGGAGTCTTCCGATTTAACCATAGGTGGCGTTAAAACGTTCAGTTCAAATCTTCAAGTGGGTACGGCGAATCTTTTTGTGGACACAACTACCAGCAAGATAGGTATAGGCACGGATACCCCCTTGGCCACTCTCGATGTAAACGCCACGGATGCAATCATTGTACCCAATGGTACGACCGCCGAACGTCCATCCTCGGCCGTCGCGGGTATGCTCAGATACAATTCAACGACCGGATACTTTGAAACATACACCTCGAGTGGATGGTCTTCCATCGCGACGCCTCCTATTATAACCTCGTTCAGTCCGAATCCGATCGCATACGCCAACTTCGCGACAGAGGACATCACGGTCGCGGGTTCCTTTTTTGACCCTCAGAGTATTGTTCAACTCGAAGGGGTTGATGGAACAACCCTCTACAACACGACCAATTTTACGTTTGTTGACAATACGACCTTGCGTTTTAGAGTGGGTACTTTGGCGTCGGGACAACTCACAAACAGACCTTATAAGGTTGTCGTCACGAACGGGGCCGGGATCACGGCTAAGAGTACGCAGACACTTGGGTTTGGGTCTCCTACTATAACCTCGTTCAGTCCGAATCTGATCGCATACGCCAACGTCGCGACCGAGGACATCACGGTCGAGGGTTCCTTTTTTGACTCTCAGACTAATGTCCAACTCGAAGGGGCCGATGGAACAACCCTGTACAACACGACCAATTTTACGTTTGTTGACACTGGGACCTTGCGTTTTAGAGTGGGTACTTTGGCGTCGGGGCAGGGTGCAAACAGACCTTATAAGGTTGTCGTGACAAACGCACTTGGAACCACCGCGAAAAGTACACAGACACTTGGGTTTGGGTCTCCTACTATAACCTCGTTCAGTCCGAATCCGATCGCATACGCCAACGTCGCGACCGAGGACATCACGGTCACGGGTTCCTTTTTTGACTCTCAGAGTATTGTTCAACTCGAAGGGGCTGATGGAACAACCCTCTACAACACGACCAATTTTACGTTTGTTGACAATACGACCTTGCGTTTTAGAGTGGGTACTTTGGCGTCGGGACAACTCACAAACAGACCTTATAAGGTTGTCGTGACAAACGCACTTGGAACCACCGCGAAAAGTACACAGACACTTGGGTTTGGAAACCCGACCTGGTCGTCCCCGGCGAGTGGGAGTACGGAGGAGTTTGATACGAACAATTCCACGACGCTCACATTATCCGCGACGGATGCCACCGGTGGTTCGTCCGTCAGTTATTCACTTGTCAGTGGAAGTCTTCCGGGTGGACTCACACTTTCAGGGAATACCATTTCGGGAACGAGTACAGCAGCCTCTGGAACCACGAATACCGTGACCATTCGAGCGACGGATACGGTGGATACATCTGCGTACACAGATTTGACGTTTACGATCTTGAGCGTTTATTCATTATACTCATTCAGTTCGCACACATTTACCAACGCGGGTGTGGCGGGTCGAACCGGTCCCACACTCACACAGCTTAGAAGTGCGTACACACCCACTTGGACCGGTGATACCAATTATTTAAATGTGGTGACCCAGGGTATTCAAGAGTGGACTGTTCCGAGAACGGGGACGTATAGAATTGAGGCTTGGGGTGCCGAAGGTGGAAGAGGAGAACAAAGTGTATCGAAGCCTATACGTACAGGTAAAGGCGCAAGAATGCGTGGAGACTTTACATTAACCGGAGGCGATGTTATACGTATTCTTGTAGGACAGCGTGGCGGAGACTTCGTGACTAGCACCTACGGTGGCGGAGGCGGTGGCGGCACTTTTGTAACGACTAATACTAATACGGCATTGATTGTTGCCGGTGGCGGCAACGGCGAAAGCTGGGGAAGTTGGAATGCCCAGGCGCCTGATGGTTTAGCAGATAATAATAACGTTACTGGAGGAACAGATGGCGGCGACGGCGACCGAGGTAGCGGTGGCGGCGGCCTCACTGGAGATGGCAGCGTTGGCTCTTTCGGTAGCACAGACAGTGTCGGCAAATCTTTTACAAATGGCGGCGTTGGTGGTCTTGGTATAAATGATGGCGGTGATGGCTCTTTCGGTGGCGGTGGCGGCGCCCGCTATGAAGGCGGTGGTGGCGGAGGTTATAGCGGAGGCCAAGTAGTACCCCCTAATGAGTTCGACACAACCTTCCCTACATATGGCGCTGGCTCATATAATGGCGGAACTAATCAGAGTAATACTGCTGGAAACCGTTCAGGAGACGGACAAGTAACAATAACATTATTGTAAGGAACAAGTAAATGGCAATACTAAAAATACCATAACTTTTATCTCGTTAACATAATATAAATGGACGAGGAACCCGAACTTCCAACCCCCGAAGAACTGGCTCAAATGGAAGCTAGGCGTCAACGCAAAGAAGACGCCATGAAAAAACTTCGCACAGAAAGGGACGTCCGCATAAATATGACTGATAAGTACGTCACACCCGATTACCCCATAAACGACAAAAAACGTAAACAGTGGTACTTTTACCGCCAACATCTCAGGGACCTTCCAGGCATGTCTTCACCCGACCTCGACGAGGACGGAAACCTTGTGGGTGTGGAGTGGCCGGAAGTTCCCGATTCTGATAGAAGCCATAAAGGAGCTTAAACTCGAAATGGAAAAAATATCCCAATCTAAAACATAAGAAGTTAGACGATGAGTATTTCTTTAGAATCAATTGGTATAGCAGCCGATGATACGGCTCCATATAGTCTAAGTGAATATTACGGAGTCCAATTCACAGATGGTACGACATCACCAGCTTCGGGGGAAATAAGTTTAAATGACTTCTTAAACAAAACAATAGGTTCTGCATGGAATCAAAGTTACTACCGTTATCTCGGCAGTTATCCACAAACCAATGGTATGTCGTATGATGGCACTAGAATCGCATACCCGGCTTCGAATAATTTGTCAGTTTACGTATACGAAAAATCAAATGGAACGTGGTCTTTAATAGGTACAATTAGTACTCCAGATGGTGTGTTTAGTATAGGTTTATCTGGTGATGGTTCTAGAGTGATGGTAAGTGAACGTACGTATAATAATTATCAGGGTCGCGTGAGAGTTTATCAGTATGCAAGTGGAACAACCTGGAATCAAGTGGGTGGAGACATTACAGGGACTGTATACGTCAGGTACGATGGTCTTGTTACAACAGGGAGTTGGGGTGGCTGGAGTGCAGATATTTCGGGTGACGGAAACTCGGTAGTAATGGGGGAAGCTAACTATGATGACCCAAACATAAATTTTGTTACCACGGTTGGACGGGTAACCGTCTGGCATTACTCCGGTGGTTCGTGGTCACAGAGAGGTACGGGACAAATAGGTACACATTACCACCCAAAAAATCTTTCAGAAAGATACGGTTCTCATGTTTCAATATCACACGATGGTACCGTATACGCCGCGGCTGGTGCTGGATATTACAATAGCTCGGGTGTAAGGTCTGGCAGAGCAAAAGTATTTCAATACACAAATGGATCTTGGAATCAACTTGGTCAGGATTTAATGTTTTCCAATGAAGCGGTAAGACCAAGACTTTCTGGTGACGGTATGAAACTAACATTATGTGATAATGGGTCATATGCATATCAAACGGTAAGTGTACTTGAATATTCTAATAACACATGGAACCAGACGTTTAGTGCATCTAATACCACCCGTGGTTCAATATCAAGAGATGGTTCAACTATAACCATATCGCGTTACACATCGAATGCTACTTCTTCATACACGGATGTTTATGAATGGGATGGGTCTAATTGGGTACAAAAGGGTAGCAGAATTGATGGAATACCTTATATTGGTCTATCCGCGAGATTATCCGAAGATGGTTCGTCTTATATAATAAATGGTCGATATGGTGTATACGTATATGAATTTCTGGGTTAAAAAGTAAAATTGTGAATTAAAGAAGTCGAAATGAACATCATAGATGTGTTTGGGTTTGTGAGTTCGATACTCATAACCATCATGTTTATTCCGGAAGTCACACACGTTTATAAAAATCACGATGCGAAAGCGATAAACTACACTTTTTTACACTTAAATCTTCTCGCGAGTGTGTTTGCACTCGTATATTCTATACATTACGAGGTAGTACCCATGACCATCACGAATGTGGCGGCGGGGTTATTCTCATTAGTGATGTATCATTTTAAATATACAAAAGAGCTTAAAGAAAAAGAGAGTAATAATGATATAGCTCCTATAGTGTAGTGGTCTATCACTTTGGACTTTGAATCCAACAACCCTGGTTCGAGTCCAGGTGGGAGCTTTATCCGGCCTTAGCTCAGATGGAAGAGCAATGGATTGTAGTGGTATGAAATGAATCCTCCATGGGTCACCCGTTCGAATCGGGTAGGCCGGACCATTCCGCCCTAGCTCAATTGGAAGAGCATACGGCTGTTAACCGTAGGGTACTGGGATCGAAACCCAGGGGTGGAGTCCTTTTTTGAATGGATGTTCTTCATTCAAAAAAGCACCAATAGCTCAGGGGTAGAGCGCGCGTTTAGTAAGCGCGAGGCCAGGAGTTCAAATCTCCTTTGGTGCAAACGGGATGACGCAGAGGTTTAGCGTGTCGGGCCCATAAAACGCATGTGTTTTATCAGGTCACCCGGAAGTCGAATGTTCGAATCATTCTCCCGTTAATTTTTAGAATCTCTCCAGATTGTAAAAATTATACTTTTCTTTTCAACTGAAACACGTGTTCGACGACGATACTCGCACCCATGAACGTCAAAATCGCGTTATCGTATTGAAACCCATACGCCACAAGCACGAAACCCCAGATAAACGCCAGTAGGTCCGTCACGGGTGCCGCCATGTAACTACAGTTAGACTCGGTTGGTAACGATGCCTCCATGATTTGATAATATGCGTACCCAGCGATGGTGGATAATACCAATGCATACACGTGCTTACTCATGTGATAACCCCACATAAAAAAATAACCTCAATATATATAAAATGTCTGGTGGTATTGCCCAACTCGTCGCCGTCGGTGCCCAGGATGCCCATCTCGTCGGTCAACCCGAAGTCAGCTTCTTCCGCTCTAACTATCGTCGTCACACAAACTTTGCCCAAACTGTGGAACGCCAAGTGCTCCAGGGTGTTCCATCCACCGGTGGTATCTCTACCGTTCGTTTTGAACGCAAGGGGGATCTCCTCGGTTACTGCTACATTACACAACGTACCCCAGTTGCGCTCACCAACACGCAATGGGTGAGTCGAATCAAGAAGGTCGAACTTCTGATCGGTGGACAAGTCATTGACGAACAAACCTCTCACTTCTCTCAATACATTGCGCCAGTCACAATGGCTCAAAACTACTCCAAGTCTGTCAGCGCGGGTGCCGCCGCCCCATGGGCCTTCTACCCACTCCACTTTTCGTTCTGCGAAAACTGGCAATCTGCGATTCCATTGATTTCGCTCCAATATCACGATGTGGAATTGCGTATCACATGGAATGAACCAAGTGCGACTGACTATGAAGTTCACGCGCAATACATTTATTTGGATACCGATGAACGCACTACTTTGGCGGGTACTCCACAAAACATGATCATTACACAAACCCAGCGCGCCGTCCAATCCAATACCGCCATCCAAGAAGTCAACTACAACCACCCAATCAAGTATCTCGCGGCTTACAACCCAAACAACCTTGATTTCATTAACAGTAAGCTTCGATTGCAAATCAATGGTACCGATGTCACTGATGCTAAGCCAGTGAACCCACACTACACCGTGTGCACTAAGTACTACCACACCACTTCTTCCGAAATTAGAGGTAGCGATGAAACCATGTTCTTGTATCCATTCTGCCTCGAAACCTCCAAATCTCAACCAACTGGATCCCTCAACTTCAGCCGACTGGATTCAGCTCGTTTTGTGATCGATTCTGATAGATTCGATGCCGACATGTATGCCGTAAACTACAACATTTTGCGCATTGAAAATGGTATGGGTGGTCTCATGTACTCGAACTAAATTTATTTACACACTAATAACAAATGCTTTGGAAGTATTTGTTTCTTCTAGGATTTGTATTTGTACTCACGTATGACCCCAAATCCAGGACACTAGAAAAATTTATCTCCCCAGTTAACCAGGAGGAAGCTACTTAAAAAAATTCAACGTTTCTATTACACAAAAGTATGATCTCTTTTGACAGAGAAACACTCATGATCGTGGCCATTGTCGCATGCATTGCGGCTACGGTATACATGTACAAAGAATACACGAAGACTAAGAGTGACATCGAAAGTATCAAGGGTTTCTGTAATAAAATCGTTCAAGCGCACACACCATCTCCACAGCCACAGCCTCCACGTCAAGTGACGGAAGAGGAATACGAAGATGAAATTGAAGAACCAGTCCCCGTCAATAAAGTTGTTGCCGAGTCCCAAGATAATTAACATCTCAGACGATTATAACTTGCGACATCGCAATGAAAAAATATAAATCGATCGCAGTACCGGTAACATTTACGGGAGATAAACCAAGGTTCCTCACAGTAAGAGATAAGCGCTTTAAAGACTGGATATTCGTGACCGGAGGGTGTCGCAGAAGAGAAATCTTCAATCCAATTCGCTGTGCTCTTCGTGAACTCGAAGAAGAAACTCGTGGTGTGGTTTCTTTAAAGAAAGGCGAATATACAGAATTTAAATTTACAGTAAAAGAGAGTCCAACTGTCGACCTCGAATATAATGTGTTTATATTTTTCGTAAACTACACAAAACCAGAACAAACTGAACTCATAAAAAAATTTAATGATGAAAAACAAAAAACAATAGCTAAAAAAATACAAAAACAACCAATTAAAAGAACACACGACGAAAATGATTTTATGGCATTTGATACACTCCAAGAATTCAAATCTAAAAAACAATGGGAGCGCATTACGAAGAATGTTCTCGAAAACCCCGAATTCTACTCGTGTGTTACATCTTTGAATAGAAAATCCTTTGCTATTAAATAATGAAGTCTAAAAGCTACATTTTAATGCAAATACACGACTTGCTCGTAAACAGGCATTCATACACACCAAAAAGAGCAAATATGTATATTGAAGAGCATAAAGATGATAAAGTATACGAATTGCTGGTTTTAAAAAAGAAACTCAATGAGGATGAACCTCGGTGTCCAGATGTCTCTTACAGGAGAAGCATGTGGAGAAGCTTCGAAGACGATGAAGAAGATTAAAAGAAACAGTCTAAATAATGGTAAGTATGTTCAAGGAGTGGTGCAAAGAGCATGGCTTTCTTGGAAAGAACCCCAATCCATCACACGTGTTCATGGACGGTGGAATATTGTCCGTACCGTTTGATAGATTGACAGAATTTTATGAAAAGTATGTGGAAGCGGTGAAATCAAATGAAAAGGTGTTCCTCGTAGAACAAAAAACAGTAGATGCGTACAACTTTTTTGTAGATCTTGATTACAAAGATGACGATCCCATGACCATCGAAGAAGTCCAACGAGTGTGTAAAGTCATATGCGACAAGGTAAGTAAATACGGTGGAAAAGATGCACTCGTGTGTGTATCTAAACCAAAAAGAGTAGATGATGTGATAAAAACAGGTGTTCACATAAATTGGCCAAATTTCCCAGTAAATAGGTCATCAGCTTTAGCTCTTAGAGAACACGTAATAAACACACTAAATCTCGCATATGGATCAAAAGATTGGAATGACATTGTCGATTTATCTGTATATGGGAGTAGTGAGAGAAACACGCGGGGTAGTGGATTTAGAATGCCATTTTCACACAAGTGGGTGACACATAAAGAATGTGGCGGCAAAGGGTGTGATGGTTGCAATAAGGGGAAGGAAACGCAGGGTGAATATCTACCCATTTTTGTATACAAACATGGACCTCTCGCGATGTTTCAAAATATATCACCTGAACCCACACTCGAAACCATGCAAATGGCGACATTGAGAACCGAGTGCAAAAATCCAAAGATCATAGAGGGTGTACGCACAAAAGTCGAAGGAAGTTTCACAGCAAACCAAACAAAGGATGAATTAAAAGATCCAGAAACGTGTGCACTTTTAGAAACATTCATTCGAAAACATATGGAAGGGCAAATGAACGCTCGGATCAAAAATGTATACAAGGAAAAAAATAGCTACTTGGTCGCTACTACATCGAGATATTGTGAAAACACGAAACGTGCACACGGATCCAATCACGTCTGGTTTCATGTTCTAGGAGACACGATATTTCAAAAATGTTTCTGTAGATGCGAAACCATGAAAGGGCGTTTTTATGGTTTTTGCAAAGACTTTTCTGGTAGAAGACACCAACTTCCAGATAATATAGTAGAAAAACTACAAGTCACAAAATATAAACCCCCACCAAAGAAAAAGACACAAGAAAAACACAAAGAAGATGTAAAAGGTGACCTAGAAACATACATCAAAAAATATATGGTCAAAGATGATAGTTTTGAAATTCACAGAATCGATTCCCTAAAAGGAAAAAAGAAAAGTGTTTCCACAAATCACGTATGTCCAGGGTGTTCCACGTTATCTACATTTTCCATAACAAAAGATGAAATACAAAAAATGTGCAAGTGTTCAAATAGAAAGCACAGGCTTATAGATAAAATACTATCTAAATTATAAATGTTTGCTGTCATATTCTTAATCGCGGTCATTTACATGTCGTCCAAAATGGTAAAGTGTGTGGGTGACCCAGACGTTTTGAATGGGCTCATCAAAGAAACACACAAATATTCAGGTATTAATGGCATTTTGTACAGGGAGTTTCTCGCAAACATAAACATGGCCAGAGAATTTAAGGGGCATGAAGATATTTCAAAGAAATTACTAGAAAGAGCAGTCCAAAATCTGGAAGAACTCGCACTTTACACGACTGCCACGGATACACCGGTATCAGAAGAAATAAACGAAATCATAACAAAAATCATCCTAGAATTTGAAAACATATATAGAAGGACTTAAAGATGTAATGACTATATAATATAAATGTCTTCCATTAGAACACGCTCAGGGCGTATTTCCAAGCCTCCAGAACGCCTCGAAATCATCGAAGATGTCGAAGATGATTTCACCGACGAAGAGGATGAAGATTTTGATGAAGATGATTACGAATCCGAATCAGAGACTGAATCCGAATTCGACGACGATGATGAGGACGCCGACGAAAACGGTAACTTAGCTGGATTCGTCGTAGACGACGATGAAGAAAGTGAAAGTGAGGAATAATAGACTTAAAAAAATAAAGCGCGAAATTATAAAATGGAAAGTGATATCGGTAACCCGATTGATTATAATCCAGACATCATGGAGAAGGATGAACACATTTCTACCGAAGAACAACACGAACAAGAGGAAATGTATTATTATCCTCCGCCACCACCACCACCGCCGCCACCCATGCCCCATTATCAAGAAAAAATTGATATTTTTTCCAATTTAGATAAAACGGCCTACATCGTCATCTTTGTTGCCTTCATCCTAGGCTTTTTCATGGGGAAAACCATGCAACCAGTCATCCTTAGACCAGGATGAGAATCCTTCAAAATCTATCGTGGGTTCACCTTTATTGGGTTCTAAAAAATACGCACGACTCACTATAAGTGGGTCTTTCGACGCGGCTTCGGCTACTTCTGTGGCCGATACGTATGGATCCTCTTCATCCATCTTCCGTTTAAGTTCTCTGACCTGACGGTCTCGCACACTTAAACCGAATATGTATAACGCGATAAGAATGGTCACTACGTTGAGTGCGATAGTCAACATACTTATTATATGCGTGATTTTATTTTTAATTTTTAAATTTACTTGGAGGTCGCTTCTTCACCTTCTTCGACTTCACCGCCTTCATTGATTTGTGCTTCCGTAGACTCCTTTGCCTTTGCTTCCTCTTCACGCTTCTTCTTACGTTCCTCAATTTCATTCGATACGATAGCATCGGCTTCTTTCACGAGCTCTTCCATGGGAGCGTCTGGCTTTTCTTTCTTAAGGCGTTCGATGACTTCGGCCGGGTGAGAAATCGGAGCTTCATCTGGCTTCGTGTAGTACTTAGAGTTCTCATCACCTGGCTTAATATACATGTTCGTACCAGACTGCATCATGTCTCGCTTACGTTCTTCAAACATCTTCGCAGCCATTTGCTGATTCTCTTTGTACCCAACCATGAGTTCTTCGAGTTTTTCGTTCGTGTAATGCACGTCATCGATGGCCGTGGGGTCCGGTGGGATCAAGAGCCATTTATACATATCCACGACATAAATGTCGAAAGTGGCGTCTTCTTTTTGGAGACGCTTTGCGTGCGACGCAGCTTCTTCTCTCGAGTTGAAAGCGCCTCTGATCTTGATACCAAACTTATCATTCTTCTGAGGACATTCTGGACCAACCACGGAGAGACACGCATAGAGTTGACCTGGAACGGTAGTGTAATCTTGCTCGAGAGACATTTTTCTGACTTATAGACGTTTCAAAACTTTAAGCCAACTTAAAACTAAAGTGCGTGTGTATATAAATGCACGAGTTTTGGAATACCCAACCCGTACCAGAAAATCACGGGGAATACATGGGTGAGATAAACACGTGTAGAGACTTTGATCCAAACCCGATCGCATTACCCGAACAGTTCGAATGGTCCGAGTGTACCGTAAAAGAAGCCGCCGAACTCTTGAGTGTTCACTACATCCGTGATGAACATTTCGCGCTCGAGTACAGCGAACAGTTTGTCGAGTGGGCGAC